AATCTCGCTTTCTTCTGTTTTTATTTCTTCTTGAATGATTTCCAGGATTGTGCTAGCCTCTTTAATCTTTTCATCAGCCGGAAGTTTAGGTTTCACGGCCTGAACCCGTTCATCAATCGTCTTTTGGTAAACTGCTTCCTTCTCGGGAGTCATTCTATTTATTTCCCTGTCCATCTTCCTCTCCACATCAGAGTTATCTATTTTTATTTCCAGCGGTTCATTCTGTAATCTCTCGTTTACAACCTCTTGGACTAGGTTCATCTGGTCAACCGTTTTAATGTCTAAGTTTCTGAGGGCACTCATAGGGATAGCCCTTAATTCTTCTCTACTTGGCAAATAACCCCTAAGAATTTTTTGCTGAACTTCTTGTAACATATTTAAACTTAAGATTTAGCCTGCAGTTTGCAACTGGCAATAGTAAACGCCCGTAGCGGTATAAGTCAAGAAAACTCTGATATAGCGGAACAAATCACCAACAGGAAAGAAATAAATCGCTGAAGTTGTGGAGGCCAAAGTCGGAGCGGCAACCCTGGTATCGTTCTGAGCGTTAGTATTCGTGACATTGGAAGTCAAGCGGTTATAAACCACCCAATTAGTCCCGTCATTGGAAACTTCCACCCCGAACACCCCCTGATTGGAAGTCCACACCGCCGAAAACTGGATTGACTTCAACTGCCGCTTACTACAGTCAATTACTTTTGCTGCCGTGTTTGCAACAGTTGCGGAAATACCAGAATAATCGTTCTCTAATCCAGTAAAGGCATTAACCGAAGTTGTATATTGTATACTCATAAGTTTTCAGGCACACATCCCCGCACTCATAAAAGTGCGGAGTGTATGCCCAATTAGTTAAGCAGGCGGAATAACTTCACCTTCCACTTCAGATTTAGGCTCTTCCTTAAATACTGATATCTGGTCGTTGATATCTTTCAACTTTTTTGAATAGGCCTCGATGACTGCGAGACAGTCATAAGCGTCTGCTTTTAATTCTTTTAATGTTGCCATATATAAGTTATTAATTAGGCCACAATCAGATAGGAGTAGGAAGGAGTTGCGGCATAGACACCACCTGCCGGCCAAGTAATTACTGCCGTTGTCGCCGTAGTGCTGATATAAGGAATCGTATTCGGGTTGCCAGCAGCTGCATTTACTGGATTAACAATGGCGAATTTCGGAGCCGTTGTGTAGGTCTTGCCAAAAGTAATGGTCAGAACCGTTCCCGATGCTGGAGTGCCAGTTGTAGTAATGATACCGCAAGTATCCGTTCCGCCAGCCGTAATCGCACAGGCCGAAATACCAGTTGCGTTAGTCGCAATCGTTGGCGGAGCCGCCGATACCACGCTATGGATATGACCGTTAGCTCCAATACCGAATACTTCTTGGGTTCCATCATTGGCTGATAAATATCTTCCAGTGGTAAGGACTGCGTATCCCGCAACAAGTTGGAATAGAATACCCGTTGTTAATCCGGCACCAGTAAAGTTTGCCAGACCCGTGGTAGCCGTTGCAGCCGTTGCGTTAGTAATCTTCAAGAGGTTCCCCGTTGTCTGTAGAGCCGAACCAGTAATTAATAATCCAGTGCCAGAGGTAACCGCCGCAGCACTTATTCTCGCTACCGTTCCAGTAATAGTCGAGTCAGCTACAACATTCAGAAGCCCAATATTTGAGGTTGAAGTATAAGCACCAGTTGCTACGAGATAGACAATGCCATTTGTAGCCACTAAACCAGTTGTGCCAGTAGTAACTTCCAATAAACTTCCAGTAGTAATTCCCGTAGAGGTGGAAGAAACAAGCAAGCCCATTCCAGTAGTGATGGCGTTCCCAGAAACTTTCATTACCGTTCCGGCCGTAGTCGAGTCAGCCAGTAAAGTTAAAGCACCCACATTGGAAGTCGAAGTATAATTTCCAGTCGCTTGAATGCTAACAATACCGTTGGTAGCTACTGCTCCAGTTGAACCCGAAGTGATATAGAGTAAACTGCCCGATGTCATTCCAGTTCCGCTTGAAGTGATAGATACTCCTTTGCCAGTCGTCAAGGCATTAGCCACGATTGACTCCGCAATACCCGTTGTCAAGGCGGCATAAGTTTGTAGAACTTGAGTTCCCGCAGTCGAAGCGCTACCGACTAAATTCAAAAGCGCTCCCGTAGTAGTAGCCGAGTCAACACCAGCCGAATTGATATTCAGCATTGAACCACCGCTAATTATATTAGAAGCTACGGTATGAACTAAATCTGCCAAAAATCCGCTTGTCAAGGCGTTACCAGTTATGATTAAACCGTTTCCAGTGGTTAAAGCTGAAGGTGTTAGGGCAAAAGAATTTCCCGAAGTCGTAGTCGAGTCAGAACCGACTGCCGGAATAGCAAAACCGCCACCGCCGGCTCCTAACTGAACGAAACTCGCTACGGTCGCTGTTCCTGTATTAACGTAATGGTAGCCCGTATCAGTTGCGATTAATTCACAACCGATAGCGAAACCTGCCCCCGTTGGAATGTTCGTTGTCAGACAAGAGCAAAGAGTAATATTATTCGAGGTGTCTGAAAACGCTACATTCACGAGAGGATAGGCATTGGCTACCGCATAAAATCCACTTCCTGCCATATATTTTTAAGCCACTCAATTAAATTATCGCTGACTTCCCAATTATTGTAATGAATAGGATAATAGCCCATACTTAGTAACATCCGATTTTTTATTACATCCTGTTCGTGCCCATCTATCTCTATCGCATATCTTCCTATAAGGAAGTCAACTTCACGGCCTCCTATCTTGACTTTGCATTCAAAAGGAATGTGCAGTCTTTTAAGAAGTTCGTGAAACTTTCTTTCTGCCTTAGTTGAATGGTTCTTTATTAATTTATCTGTCCGCATATCTACAACCTAGTCTTGGCGAACAAAGAGCTAGGCCTCGTTAGAGGGTTTTCGGCTTTCGCCAGGATGACCCCAAACCTTATATAAATGGTTGCGTTACGTGGTCGCAGCCGAACCGATTACCCATTGCCAAGACTGGAAGCCTGGTTTGAACATAACAGAACCAGTGTAAATCTTTGTCCCGTTATTGACGATTTTGTCGTCATCAAACTTCGGTCTCCAACCCCAGACAACATAGGCCATCTGTGCGGCTCTTTCCATATCAACAATGAACCAATACTTACTGTAGCCTGATGGAATCCAATTCGCCACTTTGTAATCAATATATCCTTGCGCATTGTTAAATACGTTTGATATACGATTAGCGTTATCTGGATTACCAATAGAACGCAACACTTCCTCGGCTCTTTCCTTATTCTCACGGGCAACTATCAGGCGTAACTTTGAGCAAGGGAGTAATTGTACTCCTTTGTCATCGTAAAATCTGTCCATCGCTTGGACAGCCGTCTTAATATTGTCGTAAGAAAGCGGAACGACACCGAGTGTATTGGATTGTGTTGAACCATCACCCATCGGATGCACGGCGCTGAATAAAGCGAGTGCATCGCCACCAGTAAAGAAAGTCGTGCCAAACCCCAGATAAAGTATCTTAGCGCAATCGGTATCAACTCTGGCATTCAATGAATTGGCAACAGCACTAACAAGATTGTTAATCTGCGGCCAAAGATTGAAGCGGAGCATCTCCTCGGTAATGGTAATCGCCTTGGTAAATTTTATCGGCGTTATCGTTACCTTGTATGCGTTTGCGATATCTTCTCGGTTGTAAGGTTCTTTCTCACCAGTCGCTTGTGCCAACCCTAACCCCGTGAAATTCTCGAACTGGGTGTTGAGAATCTCAGCAGTATAGTCCGTAAATCCTAACAAGGAATATTCAAGTTTGGTTGAAAGCTGGGTTTGCTTTTCATCCCAAATCTTGCGTATACGGGGGTCGGCCAGGTCAAATAACTTTTGAAGGTCTGCCATATTATTTTAGGTTTGCCCTTTGATGTTGAACACCTTGACAAATTTGAACAGTCCCTGTCTCAAGCCTGAGCCTGAACCAGTACCGCCAATTTGAAAGGGGTCTACTTCCGTGCACATTACAACTCTTGAAGTTGTAGTCTGCACACCGGAAGATACATCAACTTGCTGTATACCCGTAGTTCCTGTTAGTTTATAATACGCTCCTACACTTGTTAAAGCTACCAAATCTGCGTTACATCCCATTAAAAACTCGTAATCCTGGTCAATTTCCAGGCATTGCGGTTTTACCAGAGCAACGGTTTGATTCGAAGCAGTCATCGTTTGAGTTGCAGCCACGATACCATAAACGGCATCAGTAGCACCTGCTACCTTTAAGCCGTTAGAGGCATCAATAGTTACAACATCACCAGCAGTGAATACTTCAGAGTTCTTACCAATCACTCTTCCACCATCGTAGTTGTCGGACATTACCGGAGCTTTTGCTAGGCTGGCACCGTATAAAGTTTGTGCCATATTTGTTTATTTATATTTTTTATAATCCGCTGCCCACTGTTCGGGAGTCATTCCCCATTTTGCGAGTATCGACTTAGACTCTTCATCTAAAACGGGACTTTTCTCCTTTTCAGTTTGATAGGCAGTTGAACCACGTGATACGGCAATATCCGAGAAAATAGCGTTTGCCTGAGCATCTTCTACTCTCTTGTTTCTTGCCATATCAATCAGCTCTTCGTGAAAGACCG